GGCAAGTAGATCAGTGGGGTCTTCCTACCGAAGTGACGTACAACACTGCGCGAAAACTCAAACTCCCTCATACTCTTCCACCGCATCGAAAGATCAAGCTTGACGGATGTCTTCACGTCAGAGCTGGATACACCAGAATCGAAGACCAATCGACTAACCGTGACACTCTATTGTTGAACATGTATGTGCGCAACAAAGGGCGATGTGGCCTGATGTCAGGCAGCGCTGTACACGCATGGTCATCTTTCGCACCCTTGTTCAGAAAGCACACTGTGATCGTCATCGGGTCAGGGATGGGGGCAGTGGCACGTGTTGCACTTGATGCTGGATGTCCGTTTGTATATGGTCTCGACTTGAGAGCAACCATCCCTTTGAGATCACACCGATTCAGATTCTACAAGCCGCCCATGGTCATGTCATCCAGATATGCGGATCAGTACTATCAAATGCCTGAATCATTCACAACATCTGGTGATTGGTTTGACGAGTCAGTTTGTGAAGCGGCGCTCGGTTATGATTCGGGGGAGAGTGTTCTGGTGATTGACATTCAACGAGGTCGTCATCGCTATGGTCTCGAAGTCCTCACTACCACATGCTTGAAAACCAAACGAAGAGGCATCATACTGGCAAGATTCTACCTCAGTCCACATGAGTCTCGGCAACTGGCTGCAGACCTCGAGGTTTCCGGATTCGAGTATCGAATGTATGATATTTGGGCATCAGCTGACATCAGCCAGGTTGTTGTTCTCCTGTCATCTTGGAACTCGAATCCAATGGTAGCTGTGGTTCCAAGCGTTACTTCAGAGCCTACACCTCACATTCCAGATGCTAAGGCAGATGTCAGCCCAGAAGAGTTAGCGATGGCATTGAGTGATGCAGTCCTCAACGTGACATACACGGAATCCGCGACTCATGCGGGTGATGTCGAAATCGCAATAGACAGGTTGTTGGACTCTGCATGGGGTGACCATGATTCAAGATTTTCATATGGCGAATGGACGCGTTGGTTACGCGCAAAAGTTGTGATTTCTTGGATTCTTGATTCTCGACACAGGGCAAAGGACCTCATCAACATGCTTGAGTCACATACGTTTGTCATCACAACTGCCC